CTGCTCAAGTGAGGTGGAAAGGTGGAAACCCCGAACAGACCACACCAGGCTATATACTGTGTCATCCCGGGCAAGCGTATGCTTGACCCGGGATCCAGTCTTTTGAGAATCCAAACAGGCATCCTGTATAAGTTCTCACCCAAACCTTCAAATCGATATCACGTGTCACAGAGGTCTTAAAGGTTTATAGGTTGGGGAGATAGATAGGACTGGCTTTAGACTGTGTCACAGTGGTCTTTGGACGTATTTGGACGTATCGATATCACGATTCCTTCAAATATGCCCTCAATTTAGGGTATTTTCAGAACATCAGATTTTCTGAAATGGTTTGCGAATTTAATAGAGCCTTAACTGAAGTGCCAGGGGTCCGATCATCGTAAGCCACTGACTCTGATCAGCGTCTATAAACTCGATCCGGTAGTCTTTATTGAGCGGTTGGAGGGCAACTCCCTTGCGAGCCTCATCATACTGTATCCTTTTCAGGGTAATGCCTGTCTCGTATCGGACGGCACAGATCTTCCCATCCAAGCCTTCCCAGGTAATCTGCTTTTTGATGAGTACAATATCCCCATGTAGAATCTGCGGCTCCATGCTGGCACCATTGATTTGGAAGGCAATGTAGCTGTCCGTTCCGAAGGGAATGTAACGAGTGGGGACTTCGACTGTATCCGTTGGTTCTATACCTTCCGGGACATCGATGGGTGATCCAGCGGCTATTTCCGCTGCGATCGGGAACACTGAGGTACGAATGTAAGTCTTATCAAGATCATTCATTAAGACCGGTTTGCCATCCACAATCTGGACTTTCTTGGTAGTCCGGATATCATCTCCCAACTCCCAGGGAGCCAGGATGAACATACTGCCTTCACCCCTCAAGAGCCAGTTCACATTCACTCCGGCATCGATCAATCTGGCCATGAATTGAGGGTCGGGAAACCTCTCATTATTCTTGTAGCGGTCCAAAGAATTGGCAGAAATGCCAAACTTTTCTGTGAACTGGTACTGCTTCAATTTCATTGCTTTAATCAGCATTCCCAGTCTGCTGCCGACGTCATTCGGGTCCATTATTCCTCCTATAAGGTCATTTTTCGCTTGACCTTTTGCCGTATGGGTAAGATTATGCATCCGTAGACAAGATAAAATGTCTATCTTTTTTGTCAATGCTTATTTATATAGTTGTGATTCGGCGGCGGATTCTTCCGCTCGTATCAGATAGATTTCATTAGCTGCCGGAAAGAGCAGAAAGGACTTCCCAAGTTATTGCGATGCAGTTATGTAGCGCCCAACAATAATATTAGGGAGGCGCTTATGAAAGCGACCAGTTACGAGCCAGGAGAGGGTAGGGTCAAGGACGACCTCTGTGACACACCGACCTCTGTGACAGGTGTCACACACCCCTCCAATCGGAGAAAAAAGCCGCCGATGCTGATCAGTAGATATATTGAACGCTGTGACAGATCGACAGGCCAGAAAAAGGCCACCACTGTGACAGATTATCCGACCTCTGTGACACGCCACCGGAGTGGAGGTGTCACAGTGGTCTTACCTGTAGCTGAAGAATATTGGCAGAGGCTGAACATGAGCAAGAACAAGATTAGGTCAGTTTGGCTGACCGTGGAGCGGGCGGCAGAGCTATTAGGCTGCTCCACCCGCACCGTATGGCGCAATATCAAGCGCAACAAGACCGAAGTGTATAAGCACCTGGTCGAGCAGGATGGCTATAAGGTTATGAAGACCTTCCTGCTGACTGAGCCATCCTTATATATAAAGGAGATGGCAGACTGCCAGGCCAGACATCTGGTGCCTGCCGGCTTCATTGAGATCACTCTCAAGGTGGATGGCAAGGACCTGCACAGCGCTTTGATCTACAAATACAGCGAGGAGGACAAGCATGAGCATCTATGATGAGATCGATCCCCTGGCCTATGCGGAGCTCTATCAGAGCATCTATCCCGATTGGAAGGGTAAGCAGGAGCTACTGGACCTGATCGGGAATACCCAGGAGATCAAACCCAAGGTAAAGCCTCAACCAGTACCCATCAGTGAACCTACTGAGATCATAAAGCCTGATCCTGGCATAGTCCTGGAAGGCGAGGTGTGCGATCCTGAGGATAAGGTAGAGGATTACATCGACTTCACTCCGGAAGAGCGGGTGCCCGTTAAATACGATAACGAAGCCAAGCTCCTCGGTTACTTCTGCAGCACCGTGCTGGATCGGCTCCATACCTGCGAATCCAAAGGCCGGGAGTGGGAACTGATCACTGAGGAATACAATCAGGGCAGTCTCGTGCCGGAACTATATGCCTTAAAGGGAAAACGCACCGAACGAGCCTTGCGTATCTGGCTGGGACGCTATGAGCAGAGCAAACAGGACATGTATGCCCTCCTGCATGGCAATCGCTATCAGAAGCGGCAACGCAAGATCACCGAGCTGGAAGGCAAGGTGCTGCTGGTGATCCTGCTGCATCCCAACCGGATCAGCATCGGCAGCGCTCTCAAGTTCCTGAAAGCCAAAGCCGAGTCCGGCCTGATCGACTCACCCAGTTCAGTACCGACCTTAAGACGCTGGGTCGAGGAATGGCGGGACGATAACCTGGCGATCTGGGAGCAAGCCCGACAGGGCAGCAAGTATGTGGCTGAGCATATCATCAAGACCATCCATCGAGATAGCAGACTACTGAGTGTGGGAGAAGTCTGGGTAGCCGATGGTCATACCCTGGCCTTCGATATCGTCAATCCCAAGACCGGGAAAGCTCAACGCATGACCATGATCATGGTCTTCGACTGGGCTTCCAGATACCCGGTGGGTGCCACGCTCGCCTTCACCGAGGATAGCCAGCACATCCAGGCTGCCTTCCGTAACGGCTTCCTCAACTGGGGAGCCCTGCCCCAGTATGTCTATCTCGATAATGGCAAGGCCTTCAAGAGCAAGCTGTTCCACGAACAGTGGGAAGGCCATGATCTGGCCAAGGAACTGGGTGGTATCTTCCCCAAGCTGGGGATCAAAGCCCAGTTCGCCGAGAGCTACAATGCCAAGGCCAAGGTGATCGAGCGGTTCTTCAAGACCTTCCAGGAGCAGTTCGAACGCTTCATCGGCAGCTTCCGGGGAGCCAATGTAGCGGATAAGCCATCCACTCTGATGCGTAACGAGAAGTGGGCAAAGAAGCTCTATACCTCAGAACCTCCCACTACCGACGAAGCGATGCAGATGATCGGTTACTACATCAGATACGTATATGGCAACACTCCCCACCGGGGACTGGATAACCGCAAACCCTGGGAGGTATTCAACTCGGCTCCCAAGCCATCTGACCGACTGGTCAATCCCTCCCGGCTCAACTTCATGATGCTGAGCGTGGAGCGCAAGGCCATCCGCAACGAAGGCTTGGTGCTGAATAAGATGAAATACTGGCATCCTGCCTTGGTTGAACACATGGGCAAGCCGGTGGTAATCAGGTACGATCTGGCTGACGCAAGATGGGTGCTAGTCTATAACGAAGCCGATGTATTCATCTGCCAGGCAGCCCTGCGCCAGACCCAGCATCCCTTCATCCAGGCTGATATGCAGAACAGCAAGTCACATAAGGAATACCGCCAGGAATACACTCAGATCAAGAAGCTGCAGCGGCTGACCGAACAGCGGACCCGGATGTTCGTCCGCAGCAATCAGGAATCGGTGGATAAGCTGCTCAAAAGCTACGTAAACGAACTCCCAGCCGATAACAACCCCACCTTTATCCAACCAGCCATGATCGAGGCTCCCGCACCGGGTCCGGAAGAGGAGATCGCCAGGCTGGAGCAGATAGTAATCGAGCAGGATCAGGCAGCAGCAACGAACCTGCCAGAGAATACCAACAACGATCAAAATCAAGATGTTATCGAAGGCACGAGTGAGTTCGATCCCTTCGATGATGAGGAATTCAAACAAATGCTCAAGACGATCGGAATCAAATAAGGAGGATTAGATGAAGCAAGGTAAACTGGTACCGATCCACAACGTCAAGAAAGCCGATGAGTGCATCGACTTCCTGCTCAAACGACCTCGCCTGGAGATGGTGGGACTGGGCATGCTGTATGGCAGACCCGGCCTCGGTAAGACCACCTATGCCAGGCGCGTCTCCTATGCCCGGGGATACGTGTATATCAGACTGGAAGCTACAACCACTCCCAAGACTTTCGCCAAGGAACTGCTGCAGAACCTGTACCGGAGCCTGGGCATGGGTGATTATCTCCCAGTGGGAACCACCAACAACATCTATAAGCAATGTATCCAACTACTGCTTGATAATGAGGATACCGTCATTATTATCGATGAGATCGACTATGCCTTCCGCTATCCTCAGTTACTCGGATCGATCAGAGATCTGGTGGATGAGACCTTCGCAGTGGTGATCCTGGTGGGCATGCAGAATGCTATGGACAGGCTTAACCAGATCAATGCCTACTACTTCGACCGCTGCAACTACTTCTATGAGTTCGAAGCGGTGAGCAAGGACGATATAAGAATGTTAGGCACGGAGCTGATGAACATCCCCTGCCCGGAGTCTCTGGTTAACTACATCAATCACAACGCTGCCGGCAACCTGAGAAAAGCCATCAAGATAATGCACATGCTCGAAGCCAGCGGCAAGATCAATCCCATCCAGGCTATGAACCATATCCAGGGGGCCTTATGAACGAGCAAGGTATCTTGATCGACCGCTTTGTAGACCGCTTCGTCAGCTACTTCAACTTAGATCTGATCTGTGAATGCACCGGAGTAGACCGGGATGTGGTTCAGGAGCGCCTAAACCAGCTCATTATGGGCAATGTGATCCGCAGGGTATCCAAATACGAGGATATCTATGTAACTAACCGGGGCCGGTATGCTACCAAGGTATCAACCATCCATTGCGGCAACTGGTCATTCGACCTCAAGGCCTGCCAAGATATCTGCTTCCTGCTCGAACTAAGCCAGATAAAGAGCATCCGGCAATTGGCTGCCAAGATGCAGCGCAGCCGCCAGTGGGCTTATCTCTACCTGGAGGCTCTGATCTCAGTCGATGCGGTGGGTATCCGCAAGTCCGGATACTATACCAAGGACATAGGCAAGGCCTTCAGGGTTGGCTCGGTGATCAAGAAAGGCGTCATCAGGCAGAAGCGCTTGGAATGTGGGATTAAGCACACTCCTCACCGCAAAAGAACTACTAAAACCGCTAATCACAAGTAAACAGCGAGGGCATTCTATGACTCAGGAACAGAGAGAACGAAAACTACGTCAACAGATACATGGCCTCAGGGTCAAGAAATTCCACTGGCCGCTCGATGCCTTCAGATTCATCATCAAAGGCCTGGGCTATGGTGAATCGCTCAGAGCCTTGCCAGAAGATCGCTTAACTGAGTTGAAGGCACTCCTGCTCAAGTATCGCAAGCACGGCAGACCCCAAGTCTTTACTTTCGACCGCCAGGGCAAGTACATGTTCTATCTCATGAAAAGCACAGGCTGGACCGAGTCCGAGTTGAGGGCATTCATGATCAACCACTTTTCCAAGACTCACTGGAATCTACTTAACAAGAAGGAGCGCAGAGCTGTGATCGCAATGCTGCAGAACTACATCAAACAGAATGAAAAGAAAGCCAAAGATAATAAGGAGACATCTAATGGACACACCCAAGAACCCCAAGGCTAAGAAGCCCCTACCCACTCGTATTGACGCTAACGGACAAAGCATCCCCACTTCGATCATCAGGCCCGAGATCCTCAAGCAGGATGCCATCGTAACCAAGACCATCAACCGGGCTATCAAGCTGCATGATCGCATGGTAGCAGACAAGAACCAGTTCTTTGAGGACGTGGAGCTTTACCTCCAGCAGGTAGCTGAGAAGAATGGCCTGGACTGGAAGGGCAATGCCGTCCTCAACAGCTTTGACGGCAAGTACCGGGTTGAGATCAGGTTCAAGGAACGTATCCAGTTCGGCATCGAACTCCAACTCGCCAAGCAGAAGATCGATGAGTGTCTGAAAGCCTGGTCTGCCGACTCCAACGTCAATCTCAGAGCCATCATCAGCGAAGCCTTCCAGGTCGATAAGAAAGGCGAGATTGCCAAGTATCGCATCCTGCGTCTGCGCCGTTACAACATCAAGGATCAAACCTGGAAGGAAGCTATGGAACTGATCGACCAAGCCATCCAAGTGGTATCCACCAAGCAGTACATCAACTTCTATGAACGTGACGAGTCGGGCCAGTTCCGCCAGATCGTCCTCAACTTCCCTGCTCTGTGAGAAACAGTGGCAGCGTAGTGCATCTCTATTTGATAAAAGCACTGGAGAATGAATAATGGCACCTATGAATACCAACACTGCAGAGGAACTGAATACGATGAGCATCTTCAATGATGAACGAACTTACCGCACCGATGAGATAGCCGACATGCTCAAGGTCGACCGCTCCAGCGTCTACCGCTGGATACGTGACATCGGCGATCCTCTGCCTGCTTTCAGAACTAAAGAAAACGGACAGCTGCGCTGCTCCGGTAAAGACCTCAACCTCTATCTGTTAAAGCACAAGGTACGCCCAGAGTATGAGTAACAGCCGTGAGTTCCGTATCAAGCGGGACAACTGCAAAGAAGCCTATCTGAACGGTAAGACCGAACCCACTGAGCTGGCGGTGATCTTCGGAGTATCCGATATCACCGTCCGCAAGTGGGTCAAGTCCGGAAAGTGGGATGAGCTGTTCAAGGAAGAGCGCAAACTCGACCACGAGATCGCCATAGCCCGCAAGAGGGCACTCATCCAGGCACTGCGAGAATATGCCAAGAACCCGGCAGACACTGCCATCCAGAGCCTGGTAAGCATGATGAAGCAGGATCAAAAAGACCGGCAGCCCTCCAAGGAGTTGAATGATTACATCGTCAAGTTCTTGGATCAGGTGACCGACTTCATGATCGAGAAAGGGCACGAGACCTTGCTTAAGCAGTTCCAAAGTATTCTGCACGATCTGGCAGAATACCTGAGAGTGAGAAATGGTTAACCTTCCTGCATCCTACATAAGGCCTCCCAAGCCTAAACCCATGCCTACAGACCCGACCTACCCTCCAAGCCAACAGCCCGACATGGTCAGTCCTCCGACCTCCGGGTCCCCGACGCCCGTCCCCCTGGGCGTTGGGGGGTTACCCGGTTATGCCTAAGAAGTTCATTCAGCGGCATAACAAGGCTCTGACGGAGATCGCATCCAAAACGATCTCCGTCTTGCCTTTTATAGACGATAATCCTGAAGCCAAGACTGAGCGGATAAGGCGCACCACATCAGAGGGATGGGACGCCTTCTCGTTCTTCTGCCATACCTATTTCCCGCATATCTTCCCGCTACCTTTTTGCCCAGCGCACGAGACCATGTTCGACGAGACTGATAAGGGCTCAGGCATCATCGCTATCACTGGTTTCCGTGGGCTGGGCAAAACGGTACTCATGGGAGTAGTCTATCCGATCTGGAGGATCATCAAAGGTGAACGCTATGTGATCCACACTGCTGCAGACGTAGATCTGGCACAGGAACGCACAGCCTTCACCTTGCATGAACTGCAGAACAATAAGCGGCTCACTATGGACTATCCGGAGCTGCAGCCAGTGGATGCCTTTGACCTGGACTTCTATCTCAAGAACAAAGCCAGGATACGAGCCAGGAGTATCAAGCAGTCTCATCGGGGTACTATCAATCCCAAGACTGCCAAGCGGCCCGGTTTGATCGTTTGTGATGATATCGACAAAGAAGAGAACATGGGTAACCAGTCCATCGGTAAACGAAGGATGGAGAAGATCACCCAGGAGCTTGCCGGAGCACTCTCACCTGAGGGAAATGGCAAGATCGTCTGGCTCGGTAACCTGGTACATCCCAATTACTCCATCTGTCAGTTTCAGGAGCTCATATTAGGCGATTTACGGGCAGATAATCCAGAATTAGACGTTACCTACCAGATTGCATTAAAGACCCACCAAAAGGCGATATTGCGCTTCTCTCTCGAAGATATGCATGGCAAGTCAACTTGGGAGGCTCAATACCCCACAGCCACTCTGCCAAATCTGCGAGCCAAGTTCGGGCATACCGGTTATCAGAGAGAGATGCTCGGTCAGCCGGTAATCGAAGGAAACATCTTCAAGAACCACTGGTTCACCAAGTATAGATCTCTGCCAGAGCCATCCCAGATGAAACGGGTCTGGCTATATGCCGATCCTGCCTGGGGCGAGAAAGGCTGTTTCAAAGCTGTTATCTCCATAGGCTATGATGGTAATAGGTTCTATGTAATCCATGTCTGGATACGTCAGACTGAGAACACCAAGTTCTTTAGATACTACTACGATGCATATCAGGAGTTGGATCGCACCTATCGGGTAAAAGCCAGAGCCGCCTGTGAAACTACTTACGGACAGGCTCGCATCCTGGCTGACTTCGACAGGTGGGCTACAGATAACCATCTGCCGCCCATAAGCCACAGGATCAAGCGGATCGATAACAAGGATAACAAGAACCTCCGCATCGAGAGAACTGAGACTATTATCGAGACAGCCAAGGTGCTCTTTCCTGAAGGGCAGGATACGCCCACCCTTATCAGTCAGTTCCTTACATATCCTGAAGGCTATATCGATGGCTGTGATGCTCTGGCTGGCTGTCTGGAGCGGTTCTCGGAATATGATATCGGCAGGAATAGAGTGAAAGTCCGGAGATTCAGTTTCTGATGATATTGACAGAAAGAAGAAGCATGGAAAGGTGACTCGCGGAGGTAGTTATGAGAAAAGAACTGCGAAAAGAAGACGCACTTAGATTTTATGCCCTGATGACCATGGGAGGATATCTAAGTATAGATGCATGCATTAATACGGCTTATCGTGATTTCTGTAGGACCATGCATGGCATTATGGGCAATGATCGCAACGAAGCTATGAGATCAGAAGCTTCGGATATCATCAAAAGAATGATTGGGAAAGTGTTGAAGACCAGTTTGACCCAAGAAGAGTTCGATAAACTACATGGCTCAGCGTGTAAGGCGATCAAGAAAGTATATTCTGAGAACCAGACATCATTCTTCATTGGTCAAGCACAGAAATGGATAAACATGAGCTTCAAGTATGTCTATCTGCTCTATTTGGCGGATCTACTCGATATTGGTAAAATCGGTATTGAAATGCTTAAGCAAAACTACAGGCATTTCCATTTACCCATTGATAACATTGTGCTGCAACACCAAACGGTAAAACGCCTATACTCCGAACATATCGGTAATACTGCATGGAGCAGGATTGACGATTACTCAAAGTATCTCGCATTCCAAAAGAACTTACAGGAAGCAGTTGAGATACCACTCATAGTCTTTGAAGGTCAAATCTGGAAGTAACTGCTAGGATGAACTACTACGATAATCTCATGCTTGAATATTACCGGGTCCTGAATAATGCTTGGAAGACCGAGATCAGAGATGCTACACGCCTTGCCATCCAAATGCTGAGTGACATGCCACGAGCAGAGAAGATCAACCAGAACGCCATAGATAAGCTTATGAACATCATCAATATCCAGTTGGGAGATGACTTCGCAGCACTGGTCAATGAGCCCACCAAGGCGATAATAGACCGCTGTGTGCGGCTCGGACTGAGGGACACCCAAGTGCAGGCCCCAACCAAGACCATCATCGGGCTCTGGGGCATTGATGATCAGCACTTATCATCCACAATTCAGAAACAGCAGTTGTTCTGGATTGGTAATCACTTCGAAGCCGATGTCAGGCAGAACTTCGCAGACACCCTCTCCAAAGCCATCGAGCAGGGTTATACCAAGGATATGCTGGCTGATACACTCAAAGACCAGTTCAATGACCTCGCTAACCGCTCATCCCACTACTGGCAAGGACTGGCAGAGCATACTGCACTGAGAATCAGAGAGTTCGGCAGGCTACAGGGATACAAGAAAGCTAAAGCGAGATACTACAAGCTCGTAGTGATCCTGGATGACCGTACCAGTGACATCTGCCGGGCTCTGGCTGCCCAAGACAAGATATACCCTCTAAACGATGCCCTGGAAGTGATGGATAACCTCATGGCTCAGGATACAAAGTCCAACAGCCTGGATGATGCCCGAGAATATATCAAAGCCCTTGCACCCTGGATCAAAGACGAACAGATCGAATACGACTTAGAGATGAACCCGGTCGGTGTCTCCGGAGCACATACTCCCTTTCCACCGTTTCATTGGAAGTGCAGGACGTGCACAATTATGTTTAACTAGATCTATTAAAGTTTACTTTGTAATCAGTTAATATGCTGTCAATGCAAGCATCAGTAATATCTTCTAATCCAATTCGACTTGAATAATTTGAGTATCTAACGGGAATAGACTCTCGCCAACTAGACTTTATTCCTGTGATCTTCCTCTCTTTCAGTAAAGCGGCAGTTTCATTGTTAAAAGGGATAATCTCAAGCATTTGATAATCAATAATTGAGTGCGAAAAGAATCCTGTGTATGGGGGAAGATAATAGTATCTCGTGAATATGTCGCCACGGATGAAAGACTTGATTATTTTAACACAATCTTCGAACGTTCCACCATCTATACTCTCCACACCAGCTCTTTGGCTTTTGCTGATTTTTTGCATTGAGAATAATGACTCGAGAACATGGTCAAAGGGTACAATAGATGCCAGTTTGACAAAATCAGCCTTTGGTTTTTTCTTTCCTTTTTGTATGACCAAATCGCAATCAGGATTAAGAATTATCGAATGAAAACTCTCATTAACGCAAGAAAAATGAATGCTCTCAAAGATATCGCATTGCCTAATTGGATTATCCTTGTTGTTGTCATATATCATCTTTAGAATCTACATACTTCACCCAAACTGACTCGGAATAGTTATCGTCAGCTTCCCCACTTGCGTCATTGTAGATGATCTTGATACGAGGAGATGGTTTTATAGCAGAGTCACTTTGGAGATCGTTTATCCTAGCTCGATATAAAATCGATATGTTAGGTTGGTTTTTGTATACAGAGGATACGTTTATTATCATCTTATCTTCCTCCATTCATTAATTGAATTATCTACCTTACCATTTCTGTGAAATATGTATTTCGTCTGAAAAGCGTAAGTATGGCTTTTTGTTTCTACAAAACCTCGGTTATATACTTTCTCTATTGTGGCTTGCTCTTCAGGGATTGATATAATCAGTTCTCCTTCGAGTTCACCAAGCATATCCTTATACTTGCTCATCAATTTCATGATGGTTTTATGCTCGTGAGGGGTTTCGTTAACAACTTTAAGCCCCATTTCTAAAGCTTCTTTTCTCATTATACGATACTGGTGAGAAGGGATATCCTCAACTAGTTTTTTTATAATCTGATTTCGTTTTTCATCATCTAGCGAGTCTAGCTTCATAATCTCGGATGCAACTAAATGTATTAACTCCCTTATTCTCTCAATCTGACCTAAATGAGTAGGAGAAATGTTTTGAGTCATGAACTCCAATGCTTTGACTCTATCAGTTCCCTCGATTTTTAGTTTGTCAATAAGGTCATAATATCCTGCTATGTCTTCGACACTAAACGACATATTCGTTTTATTATCGGTTTTATTAACAAAGTTGATCTGGGGATCAAAAGGAGATAGCGAGCCAATTGGGGACATTACGATCTGATTTGCACCTAACGCTATTAAAGTAGCAGCACTATGGGCATTTTCAGGAACGAATACCTTAAACTCAGAGAAATACTCACGAATCAAATTGACAAGCGGTAAAGGAGTATCAACAAAACCTCCATTACTTCGCAATATTAGGGCCAACTTACTGCAATTCTTGGGTTTATTCTCGAATAAATCATAAAAGCATGGAAGAATATCTACAGCCAGCTGCGTCCCAAACAACTCTGTTGGTTTTTTTTCGCCGTGAATGAGCGAGCAACACATGTATCCATCATTTTCTAACGCTTTTAGGATTTCGTATGATTCCATATCAGTACTTCTTTATTCTTTTTTGCCACTCAAAGACTACACACAATTCTGTCAAGTTCGAATTTACTATAGCTGTGTCTCCTGATCATGTCATCCTCAACCTAAAGTTGCTTGAATCCGATTTACAAGTTTGTGTTTTAGATCCTCAGTTGATATCCATTTTATGTGATTGTACTGCCTTGTATCGAAATGGAGATTATCGAAATCATCTTCTCTGCATGTCCAAATAACGGGAATGCCAAGCCCCTTGGCAAATCCGGCTTCGAAATAAACACCGCCCCTATGGTAAGTGAAATCCGCAATTAGAAAGGCAGATTGTTTAATCTCAGCTATTATCTTATCGCATATCTTATCGTTATGTTGATCCTTATCAATTCGGTAAGCGTGATAACCGCAAAGCTCAACTGCTGGCATGATGGCTTCTTCAAAGATCTTGTCCAATTCAGGGTCACCAAACTTCATGGCTACAAAAACCTGCTTTGATTCAGACCCTATCTTTCTGAGACTCGCTATTCTTTCCCATCCTTTGACGTGTAATGAAAACGTGAAGCTGTGTTTGTCGGAATGATACTGGCCAATATAATCCATCTCCTGTGCCATCACAAGCACCGCTTGCATTTCATTTTCATCATGTATATACAAGAGAGGTATATCGTGTTTGGGGATTGTGATGCCAACATTGAACCTAGTAGCTTTTCTTCCGCAGTATTGCATTAGGATGTCGAGTACATCTAAAGGGTCAGTTGGGATTCTGATACTTTCCTTGATTCTTTGATAGTTCTCCCGTTTCAACTCAATCTCATCAGCTGAGCCTTCAGCCAAATGCCGAAGAGCTATACTCATATCAAGATCAGGATCATGATTATCCTGTCTTTCCCGTAATTCTCCTAACACAGACCAACTGGTGATTTTGTACCGACCACAGTACGGACAGTCTATGTTAACTTTTTCTCGATAGTCGATGTAATGAAATCCTGAAACTTCTCGATGGCATATTGGGCAGATTTCTTCATTTAATTCCATCAGGTTCCTCCACATTGATCATAATGTCCATTGGAGATAATCTCGCTGCGAAAGGCTTTAGCAAGGATTGATTGCTCGATCTTCTCTATGCGAGCCATAGCATTATTGTAGTTGGAATCCAATGATTCCACAAGTTTCAGAAGTCGCTGAACTCGATTGACAATCTCAGCTTGTTCTTCGACTGAGGGTACTGGTACTGGTATAATAGATAGTTCCTTCTGGTTTATCTTTGGTAGGACGCTTCTTTCGCCAGCAGTTGAAGCTAGCTTAATAAACTGAGGAGAAAGAATATAGTGTAACAAATAATCGGGGTTGATCAAGCTCGTAAGTGGATACATATCAGCACTGCACAATCCATCAAAATCTACTAAGATCGCTTTTGATAAGTACGGTCGTATCTTGGAATAGATTATTTGACCTGAGTGGAATAGGTGCTTGGGGCTGGTAACTCTATCATCCGCTATAGTATTGTATGATAAGAGTTTTCCGGATTCCTTCTCAATATTGTCAGGAGCTATATGTGCATGACCTTGATAATCTGCAGGATTCACCAAGTTGGATGCTATTTGACATACATCGGTGAATGCCATTACAGACCATTCCTTAGGAATCTCACTTTCGATATCCCTAAGAGTCGTGTTTGAGTTAACAATATCATAATGAGTTGCCAAGTGTTGTCCTGCTCTCCAATCCTCTGTCAGTTTGCCGGAACAAGCAGCACTGAGGACACTCTGACGGAATTTCTTGAGGATGGTAGGGATTCTCTCTAGTCGAGATTTGGTTAGTCTGACTTGTTGTAATGTGCAATCTAGATGATTTACTATTCCTAACTGATCTTGTAGAGTAAGCATGGGTACGTAAACTTCATCCACAAAAGCAGAACTGATACCCCCCTGGGCAGCACCATGAAAGGTAACCATGATCTGCGAGTTTCCGCTATTGCTTCGAAGGAAATAGAATAGGTACTTCCCACACACTTCTTGAGACGGTCTACAGATGAAAACATGCTCATTAACGTAGGATTCAGCAAATGGGTATTGCTGATCAACATAAGACACTTTGCCAGTAGTTGCCCCATCCTTTACAATCAGCACATCGCCTGGTTGTATTCTACCTCTTTTTAGTCTTGATGCGTATTCTTTAGGTATATACTTAATCCTATCGAAACAGAACCCGCCGTCAGCTGTTAAATGCTCTGCTCCAATGCTCGGGATACCATTTCTAATACCACTTACTCCACCCTTCGGTCTAGAACCACTTTCCAAGCTCTGAAGAATTGATCTTAGCGATTTGATTGCCATATTCTTTGAAGACATCTATTCACTCAACAGAGAAGTTAAGTTATAGAGCTCAGCCAACGCAGCTTCCAACTCCGTTACGGCCTCGGTTATCAGATCTATTGGCTCTGGCAGATTATCAGGATCATCCAAGGACTCATCCTTTAGCCATTTAATATCCAGATTGTAATGCCTGGCTTTGATCTCATCAATGGAGAAAGCCCTGAAGCGACCAGTCTCGCCTTGATCTAATCGTTTACTGAAACCATTAGGATCATTGCCATAGCACTGTTCGAAGTCTGTGAACATCTCAGCAGTAAGAGGTCTGTCTTTTTTGGTACATGAGGGGATATTAGAACGGCAGTCGTATATCCAGGTTTCCTTAGTTGCTTTACCCTTCTGAAAATAGATCACGTTAGCTTGGGCATTAGCATAGGGAATGAAAGTCCCTCTGGGCAAGCGTAAGATAGTATGGAGATTACAATCTGCCATCAGTATTTCAAATACATCACCGGCTTTGTCCTCGAAGAGGCAGTTGTCTGGGAGAACCACTGCAGCCCTACCACCTGGTTTTAGAACTGTTAAGATGTGCTGCAAGAAGTTTAGTTGCTTATTGGAAGTCTTGATCGTAAAATCATCACGCACTGGCGCTTCTCCTGCTCCCTTGGTACCAAAAGGGGGATTGGTCAGGATCACATCATAACGTTCACCTTTGTCAGCTAAATAGATTGTATCTCCCAAGTAGATAGTTGGATTAAGCCCATGCAGATACATATTCATCAAAGCAAGCCGCCGGGGACGAGGTACCAGGTCTTGCCCGAAATAGGTCTTGTCTTTAATACGTTTGATCTGGCTTTGGGGTAGAGCACCCTTAGTTTCATGGATCATCCATTCATAAGCAGCAATCAGAAAACCGCCTGTTCCGCAAGCTGGATCACAGATAGTAATGGGCTGTTTCATGGGATCAGGTTTCATCAATCGAACTATAGACTGGATCAGGACCCTTGGTGTGAAGTACTGTCCAGCCCCTTTCTTGCCTTCACTGGCAGCTTTTTCCAACAGACCTTCAAAGGCTTCAGCTTTTACGTCCACCCCCAGAGCAGACCAATCTTCGCCATCGATCACATTGAGTATCTTCTTCAAGGCCACGGGATTGGCAAACTTGGGCATGGCCTGGGCAAAGATATCACCAAGCAAACCCGGAGCTTCTCGAAGTGTTTGAAGCACTTTCAGATAGTGGTCAGTAAGCGCTGTTCCGTTTTTCTCTTTTAGGGTAGTCCAATCGCAGTCAGCGGGCAATTCAATTTCTTTTTCTTCTGCCATCTTGATAAAAAGCAGAAAGGTGAGCTGTTCTATGTAATCGCCATAATCGATTCCATCATGGCGCATGGTATGGCACAAACCCCACAATTTGTTAACGACATCAGCCATGTATATACATTCTCCTTAAGCAGTAATCTTGAGGGTTATCTCTGTGATCAGGTCATCCAGCAGAGGCCCAAAGACCTTTCTGGCTCTGGCAAGGCCTCCATGCATCTCGAGGATCGGGATCAGATTGAAAGCTTGCTTATCCAGGGTCAGGTTCTGGATCAGATGTTCTTTTATGAAGGCGAGCCATTGCAACTGCTCAGAATTGAATTCATGGGCAGCAATCATCTCTCCGATCACCCTTTCAACCCTTTCGTGAGCTGTGAAAAGGGGATAGATATCATCCTCCGCATTGTGAATCATGGAGATGATATCAGCCATTGCCTTGTGCCCCGACTTCTCATGGGCTTTCTGGACTTTCTCCTCGTCAAAGCTATTTCTTTTAAGTTCGTTACGTAGTTCAGTGAGGGCCTCATAGCTCCACTTGTATGGGTTATTGAGTAGGATGGACAGGGCTTCGATCTTGTCTTTATTCTGCCTCACGAACTCAGCGAAGGCTTCCAGATAATCTTCCGGCTTCATTTGCTCATCACCGATTCGGAATATGTATTCGGAGCTCACGGAGTCTCTCTCAGCGTAATCGATATAAAAGGGTTTCCTTGCCCGGTCATAATTGATCAATAGATCCTGGAACTTGGGATTTCTGAGGGTTCGCATCGTACCAGTGAAATCATCTTTGAGCATCTTTTTGAGGTTATCAGCAAAGCCTTTTACATCTCCATCCGGGATGTATGCTTCGAAAGCTTCCCTAGCTTTAGCGCTCATAGTCTCAGCAATCCTGCGCAGGCGTTTGATCAGGCGATTCTTGTTGTATTCTGGTTCGATGTTGTTCCAGATGTTTTCAATGATCTCCCGGATTGTAACGGTATGACCTTCCTCGCCTATTTCAATGGGAAAATCGTTGGTATTCTTGAAATACTGAATCAGGGTACCGTCGAAGCAATCAAAGATAGTGAAGCACTCTTTGTTAATTTCAGTGCACTTACGAGTGCCCCGGCCCAGCATCTGGGTCCAGAGGATGCGGGATTTAACCGGCCTGAGGAAAACAATGTATTCCAAAGCGGGGATATCTACCCCAGTGGAGAGCATATCGACTGTGACAACCACTGATGGCTCGGGACGGTTCCGAAAGCGTCTGATCTTCTCCAGAGGCTTATCCACATTGGGATTGCCGGTTATCTTCTGCACAAAGTCATCGCCCCGCATGAGAATCTCTCTAGCAGTGCGTACGAGCTGATCAGAATGGGACTTGTGTTGAATATCATTGACAGCGAAGATCAGCGTTTTAGGGAATCTGCCAGTACGTTTTTCGTGTTCAAGGGCATAGCTGAAGATCTCCGTGAGGATTTTCCGGTTACTGTCCAATGATGTAATGTTCTGCTCTATCTCACTGGCATCGAATTCCCTCACATCATCCAGGGCATCGATCCTTTCCTGGCCTGTCTCGGTGTCTTTCAGGCCGATCTTCTCTCCTTCATTCAGGAAAATGCCATTGATCCGGACATTGGAGTTTATCTTCACTGCCTCATAATCCACCAGGAAGCCGTCTAATACGGCTTGTTCATAAGAGTAACGATAAACTGGCTGCCCAAAGATGGCTGTAGTATGAGCGGCAGGGGTGGCAGTCAGACCAACCTTGATGGCATCAAAATGGTTGATGGTATTCCGCCAGATACCTTCATCTTTGGGAGTGTAACCACGGTGGCATTCGTCTGCGATGATCACATCAAAGGCATTATTGGCTATTTCAAGTCTGATGGCTTCATCGTCAATGTCAGGATCATCACCTTGAATAAAGCTATTCTCCCTGCCGAAGAGATTCATCGCCATGCGCTGGATTGTGCAGATATAGACGAATGACTTGGCATTATCAGGTTGCGTAAGATAGCTATTGGGTAATACGCTTACATCAAACTTATCGCCTTCTTCAAAATCCTCACTTTGGAAGCGTTGGCTGAAGACTTCGTATTCCTGACTGAACTTATTGCGAGATGGGGTTTCAAAAGAGTGAAAGGCCACTGCAGCCTGCGCAGCTAATGCCCTGCGATCCACCAGAAAAAGGACTCTCTTGGCAAGACCAGATTTTAGTAAGCGATAGATCATAGCCACGGCTGTGTAAGTCTTCCCAGTACCCGTAGCCATCGCCAGCATCATCACTCTTTTGCCATTTATGATAGTGCTTTCAATTGATTGTATGGCTTCGGTTTGGTAGTAACGTATTTTATCCAGATCTATCGGATTCAGATGGAACCACTCGTAAGCATTGCCAACCGCTTGATTGAACATATCATTCATTGCCTGGCTTGTGTGGAATCCACTGAGTTCACGGGCATAGTATGAAGAACCCCTCAGATCTGCAAACCAGATGCGGGTCCCATTGGTCGCATAGATGAAGGGAGTCCGAAAAGCGTTCCATTCTCCCAGTGTGTTAGGACATCCTAGAGAATAGCGTTTTGCCTGTTCTAATGCGTTTTGGGCATCAATCGAAACTCTCTTCGCTTCAATAATGCCTAACAACTTACCTTGGACAAATAGCGCATAGTCGGCAAATCCATTCTGGGTGGGGTATTCTTCCACTGCATGATGCGAAAGATATGTTGTATCCCTTACTTGGCTATAATGGATTATCTCCCATGCTGGATTCAATGACCGAAGCTGAGAATCAATGCGTTGTTTTCGAGTTAGCCATTCACTTTCGTACACGTTCAACCTACAATTCCTAACATCACTACATTGAAAGCCTTATCGATATTTATCAAGCTTGTTACCCTGGGAATCTACCCAATCAACATATCCACTCGATGCTCTTCCCAGAACGAGATGTGAAGCGGGAGAGGGTGCATTGAATACTGTGTCTTCTGTCAGTAAATACTTTGTTCCAGATGGGTCTAGTTGTAACAATCCAGACTCAATCATTTTTTTCTTTTTTTCAAGGTAGTTCCCCTTGAATGTAGGTGTATGATTCTTAACAATTTCGGAACCCTTGTGTAGAGTAAATTTCTTTGTCTTGATATTATAGCATCCTGAAGCATTCACTCCTCTAGCTGATATGAAGGCTTCAATGCAATCATCAGGGGGCGGAGGAGGTGGGGGTGGTGGCGGAGTGCCTCCACCAGGAATTGTTTTATCCCACAGCCTTTGTATCTCGTCCATTTCCACGTCGAGATTCTCATTTTGCTTCAACAAGCGTTGGGTGATTAGATGCTCTGATAATCCAGTAGCTTGAGCAATTTGGATGGCTTGTTGTTTAAACTTCTGAACCAGCATTATTCTACCCAGCTCTTCAAACATCAGTTCAGCTTTATCTTGAGCCTTCTTTCTGAAATTATCTCTATGCAATATGTCATTGAAGAAAGTCACTAATGATTCTATCTCGTCTTTTTCAAGATCTAGTTGTGCAAACAATGTGTCCTTAAAGTAACCACCTATAGCAGGCACATAAAAGCGCCAAACAACACCATCAGTAAGTATCCCAATCGCTATTCGATGATGACCGGTATAGGCATGTAGTTGATCTTCGCAGTCTTTTAACGCAGGTAAGAGTTTTCCTGGAGCTTTGATCTCCATAAAAACTTCAGCAGCTTTAGGTTTATTGTCAGAAAGAAATAATGCTACATCGACCCTTCCATTAGAATCTTTTGGGAGTAATTGAGTTGGGACTTTCTCCACTTTGTATTCGGTATAAAACTCAGCAGGGTTCCAAACATCCCACCCTAATTTTTGGCATATTCGCCCTACAAGCGAAAATCGGACGTGTTGCTCATCAGAGAACACACCGTCTTTAAGCAACTTCCTGACATGTTCAATTACTTCTTTCATTCGTCCCTCTTACCTTACTGTTTCCCTGTTTGCAACTAAACTATCATGGTTGTATTTGTCAATAGAAAAATCATTGGCATCCTTGCCTATCCTGATTTGTCAGCATACAGGGTAGTGCTTTCCTGGCTCTGGATCAATGATCACATCTGGAATAAGGAGAAAGCATGACCGAAGCGTTGATGAACCGAATTAAGGCTCAGTTAGTCAGACATGAGGGTCTGAGGCTGAAGCCATATCGCTGTACTGCGGGTAAACTGACCATTGGTATCGGCCGCAATCTCGATGATAGAGGCATCTCTCAGAAAGAGGCTTATGCCATGCTTGAGCGTGACATTCAAGACTGTGAGCAATGGCTGATTGATGAGATACCTGAGGTTTACAATAAGCTCGATGAGGTCCGCCAGTCGGTACTGCTCAACATGTGCTTCAATCTTGGTATCAAGGGACTACTGGGCTTCAACAACACCTTGGCTTATATCAAAGCCGGAGACTGGGAGCGTGCCGCCAATGGCATGCTTGCCTCCAAGTGGGCGAAGCAGGTGGGTATGAGAGCGATTGAGCTTTCCGAGATGATGAGGAAAGGTAAGTGATACCGATCCCGGTCGAGATCGATGTCATGCTCGCCATTCTCAACCTGCCCAAGGAGATGTCCAACAATGGCATCTTCAAGGAGCATCAGGGCCTGGTTCTGGAGATGATCCACTCACTGGTTCTGCAGGAGCATTTTGATCGGGCAACTCACGAAGACTTGCCGGAAGAGGAGCCACTACTAATCTCTTTTCGTTTTGGTTTTTCGTTTCTAATGCTGCATTCTACTGTCGAGTTTCTCAATTTAAAGACCCTGGGCGAAGGCATAGTCAAGACCGTAGGATTAGACCAGTCTGCTACCGAACTGCTCACAGGGAGCGAAATAGACGCCTTTAAGGCCAACCTTGAGCTGAGAGCACTTACAGGACTTCGAGCCTATCTCAATCCTGCAGGTCTGGATCGACTGAATGAACTCAAGCCCAGACAGCTTCGTGCTATCCGGGTGGGAGTTATCTGATGCCTGATCGTGATGTAACATCTCCGGTTGAACTGATGATCGAGATCTACCGGGCTATTTATGCCGCACTGGAGAGCCGACTACATTTGATCGGTTCGGTGATAGATGCCGATGCTCGCAAGGAGATACTGGCACAGCAGATATACGACAAAGGCGACTTCTATGGCAATACAGGTTATCTGGTCGAGACCACCGATACAGCCATGATCCTGAGAGTAGGCTCCAATGTAAAACACGAGCCATTCGTATTGGGCGGCAAGGTGCCTTCCTGGACTCCGATCGCTCCACTTATCGCTTGGGTCGAACGCAAGCACCTGTCCTGGACTGATAAAGAGACAGGTAAAGCTCTGACCGTAGCCGAGATCGCTTATCTCATCAGGGGTAAGATCAAGCGGGAAGGCATCGCCGCCCGTAATGTGTTCGCACAGATAATCGCTAACCGGGAGCAGTGGATCTATCAACAACTTAACTCAATCGAGGTAAGTCTATGACCACGTTGGAGAAGTTCACCTTCCAAAGGGACCGCATAGCTCAAGCTTTGAACCTGTCCGGGATCACCGAAGTGCTATATAACAAGGACAATATCCCCAAGATCCTGCCTTGCGCCATCCTGATCCTCGACTCTGAGACAGGTAAGCATGGCACTTCCCGCCAGTATGTTGATACCGATATCGCATGGACAGTCTTCATGATCGTCAATGCCCAGAACGCGAGTGACCCGGATGCCATTCTCTACGCTTTCAAAGAGAAGTTCCGCTCTTATTATCTGAAATTGATGAACCGGGACCTGCCTAGTGTGGAATACTATACAAGCCGCATCGATGGTACCCGTTTGGTCAGGATTGCCAAGATTGACCTGCTGAAAAGCGGCACTGGAGCCTCTTCATGAGAGTGATGCGACTCGGTGCCTATAACTTGGCGATCAGTTCGGCTGCTGATCTCTTGGATACCAAGTACAAGCCGGAACCCATAGATCTATCCAAGTTTCAGCGGATCGGTAAGCAGTTGGTAACCAAGGCTGCTGAGACCAAGAAAGTGGTCTCCCAACCCTATTCGATGAGCAACCTGCTCAACCTCTTAGATACCGATGAATACCACTCCGGCTGTATCGATGCCCTAACTATGGCTACCGTCATGCAGTTTGATTGCAAGAACAGCCAGGTCAAAGAATGGATGGAAGCAGCAGAGTTCCCGGCCTGCGAAGACCAGACTACGATACTGGCAGAACTGATGAAGTTCTATCTTGCCTGCGGTAACGGCTTCCTGATAAAGATGCGTAACGCCCAAGGCCAGTGGATGGGACTGGAACGCATGCTTCCCAGTGAAGTGCAGATCGTAGAGAACTATGACGAGTTCGGCTTCTTCAAGCCTAACTACATCCAGGTCAAGAACAATCAGAAGAAGGACTTTGCCTATGAGGACATCATCCATGTGAAGAAGTCAAGCCATAGATCAAATGCCTGGGGCCTGGCTTGCCTGCCCATCGCCATCAACATCGAGATCTTGGGCGAGATCAAGACCTTCGACTACAACAACTTCAAGAACGGCCTGATGATCGATTACTTCGTGATCGTAGAAGGCGGTACGCTCAGAGACGGCACCGTAACAGACGAACAGGGCAATGAAGTCCTGACCGATGCCTATACCGAGATCGAGAAAGCGCTCACCGAGGTCAAAGGCAATGCCAAGAGTCACTCCACTGTGCTGATCGAGAGTGAGAGCCGGGACGTGAAGATACGCCTCGAACCACTGCGTCAGCAAGACCGGGAAGGCGGATTCCTGGGGCTCAAGAAAGATCTCAGGGAAGGCATCCTCGCCTATCACCGAGTTCCTGCCAGGATCGTCTCACAACTCATTCCTGGGCAGCTGGGTGGCGATAACAGTAGCGATATGCGGATGTTCTACCAGTTCGTGGTCAGACCGCTGCAGAATCGACTGGCATTGGCTCTGGCTAACGAGTTCAACTTCGACTTCGGCTGGAACGTTAAGCCGGAAGACTTCAACTTCGGTAACCTGACCGAGGTCCTGCAGACCGCTGATGAGCAGCTCTTCATGCAAAACAGGAACTTCGGAGCGCAATAACTATGCACAACTACATAACTGACGATCAACAACAAGGAGGTAGCGTGAATCGTAAACGCACCATTCTCAAGGGAGAACTCCGCAACGTGGAAGTCGAGCTGGTCTCGCTTCTTTTCGATGAGATGACTCCCGCCAATCAGAAGGGCTTTGTGGTCAAGAATGCCTCAGGCAGAAGCTTTGAACACAAGATCAACTCCACCAAGTTCAAGAGTGAAACGAGTGGCACTCAGGGACGGCTTTACGTCACTCTAATGGAACCCAATATCCACGATTCCCAAGGTGACTATTACACCCGGGAAGAGATTCAGAAGTCCTGTGATCACTTCGCCAAGCACGGCTTAGTCGGCAAGTGCGATGTGAACCACAACATGCAACCCGTACCTGAGTTTACCGTTGTAGAGAACTACATTCTCAAGACCAGCGACAGAGAGCATTTTCCCGATGCTAAAGTCGGCTCTTGGGTGCAAGTCCTCAAGTGCGAAGACCTCAACTCGGAACTCTGGCAGAAAGTCGAGAAAGGCGAGTTCAATGGTGTCTCCATCTACGGACGAGCTGATGACTACCGCAGTGCTGAAGCGAGCCTTACCGAGATCAAGAACGAACTCAATTCGCTTCGCAAGGTAGCGGAGCACAACAACAACTCCGAGCTGCAGAAGGGCATTACAGCCATCACTGAGAAGATCAGTGAACTGGAGAAGGGTAATCCGAATCTCCAGCTTGGTGATGCCATCCACAGCATCGAGAAGAGCCTCAAAGACCTCTCTGTCACCATGAGCAGAGCTATCTCCAAGAGCATTCCCGGTGAGCCCGATGCTAACCAGTCCAATGTGGACAAAGAGGTTACCATCGACGGCAACAAGATCATGGTCAAGGCTTCGCATCGTGAGATCTACAAAGGCATCTCTGACGTGGACTCCGGCAAGGCCATGAACATCCTGACCGCCAACACAACCTCCCTGTTCATCGATGAGGTCATCGGAAGCCAGCCCGGTGATACCCTCTCGGATATCTCTGTCCTGCCACTACTGAAAGACGAGAAGATCGACGTCGGCTTGATTGATGACCTGGTTTTCAAGAACTCCCTCGATGGAGCTCTGACTGCTCAGAACGTATCGACTGCCGATCTCTCCGTGCCCACCGGGATACTCAATGCCGAGTTCACCCTGGGACGTGATGTGGTCGAGTTCTACAAGGACAAGTACGGTGAAGATGCCTTCGGAGCCTACGTGGAGAACCACATCGCCAAGAAGACTGAGAAGGCCATTCGCTTGCTGCTCTTCAAGGGTGACAGAGCCTCCGCCACTGCCAAGATCAAGGCTTTGGATGGAGTGGTCAAACTGGCTACTACTGCCACCGACGTCACCAACCTCTCCAAGACCACCTACAATGACTGGGCGAAGCGCTTTGAAGCCGCTCTGCTGGCATTCTCCGATGAGATGTTGGAAGAGCAGGAGAACTTCAAGTTCTACGTGGCTCACAAGGACCTGATCCGTATCAGAGCCGAACTCGCCAAGCGTGAGACCGGAGCCGGAGATCGCTTGCTGCTCGAAGGCGGCAACGTTTCTTTTGCGGGTATCCCCGTTAAGCCACGTCTCATGGATGCCGATTACATCATCGGCGGTCTGCCCAAGTTCATCATCGTCGGCTATCGCACCGATGCCGAACTCAAAGTCGAACACCACGGAAGCGATTGGAAGTACCACTGGTACATCCGAATCCGGCCCGGCATCACCTATATCTCGGGCTTCGTGAAAGTGTTCAAGTTAACCACCTAAGCGAGTACAAGGAGACTCTATGGACTTCATCTTCGCCAATCAGGAGTTTATCCTCGGTCTGGTCTCAGCCCTGGTAGTCTGGATCATATCCCGCACTACCGGCACACTGATCGACAAGGCCAAGGTCAACTCGGCTCTGGCCATCATCCTGGACATCATCCAGGATATCAAGATCAACCCTGCCACCAAGGACCTGGATGACTATGCCAAGAAGCAACTGGCAGTGGAGCGAGCTACCAAGTCCCTCCCGGCCAAGCAGACCAATGTCATCCTCAAGGTCTTCGGCACTATCGGAGGAGCCATCGAATATGTGTTCCACAACCGCAAATGGCTCTTTAGTATCGGTAAGGCGATCAAAGGGGTGTTCTGATGCCCCAGCCTATTTCGCAGCCCACCTATCCCTCCAACATGACCGAGGGTGATCTGAGCTTCAGCAAGCTAATGGATGTGTTGATTGCCGATTTCGTCTATTTCGGGATCGGCACCTACGACCAATTATCCATAGAGACGCTGTATGCCACTCAAGCCTCGGTCAAGACGGAACTAAGTACCAACTTTGACCTACTTGGTGAACTGGCCGAGAAACCCGGCAAGACGGACTCTAAGCTAACCAAGCTCAAGACCCGCAATTATACCATCCCGGGCAAGCGCACCAGTACGGTCGAACTCAACATATCCGGACTATCCACCAAGCAGAAGAACTTCCTGGAAAGCACCCTGTTCATGAGCAAGGATACCACCATCGTAGTGGCTTCCAAGGAACTGGATCGGGTGGTGATCTTCACCGGACTACGCTGGACAGTTGACTGGTCGGGAGAGGCTGATGGCCTCTTCAACGTAGTCATCTCCACCGAGTTCTCTGGAGTGACCTCCAACAAGATCTTCCTGCTCAAGGATATCCCTCCGGGAGTATAAGATCACTGCTCTTCGCAACTACACTCGAAAACAAGGAACTGCTATGGACTGCCAGTGCAAACCTGAGATCAAAGAGAAAATCGATTCGGTTCACGAGGAGATCTATGGCAATGGTGACAGCAACAAGTCACTGGTAACCAGAATGGCGAGAGTGGAGACGAATATGAAGATACTGCTAACCGTCTCCACCTCGCAATTCCTGCTCTTACTAGGCATTGCCCTCGAAATGTTCTTTGGTAAATAAGAAAAGGATTATTCTATGAAGCGAGAACCTAAACTCAGCTATAGCCAATTGCGGCAAATACTATGTCTCACGATCTCGAATGCTACCCTCAAAGCCAAGTTAGAGGACTTCCTCTCCGGCAAGGTAGCAAAGGTCAGTGAACTGGAACTACTTGAATTGATCAGCCAATCGGAAGCCGATAAAGAGCTGATCCGTATCATCTCAAACCAGGACCCTGACGATATGGACGCTCTTGAAGCACTGGAGCATATCTCTGCTTTTTTCGTCTATATCAGAGCCAACAAAGAGAGGTTCGCAAGTTGGCTCGGGAGTTTCGGATTGGCGGTAACGGCGTCTCCAAATACCCCTTCGAGAGGTTCGAAATGATCCTCAGAATGCTGGGCTTCACCAATGAAGACTTCGAGTCCCTCACCCTGCCAGATCTATATCTGCGGCTCTGTATCACTGACCCGAAAGGAGATGTCTGATGGATGCCATCATCGGCTGGATAGGCGGTAAACGCCTCCTGAGAAAGGTCATTGCTCCCTACGTTCCCAAGGACATCAAAGGATACATAGAGCCCTTTGGTGGTGCTGCCTGGATGCTCCTCTACAAAGACAAATGGGGAGATCTGGAAGTCTATAACGATCTCGATTATCGCCTGGTCAATCTCTTCCTGCAGGTGAAGTACCATCCTGATGAATTGATCAAAGAGTTAGACTGGTTAGTAGCCAGCCGCAAGCTCTTTGGTGATATCCTCAAGCAGGAAGGTTTAACGGAGATACAGAGAGCAGCCCGGTTCATGTTCTTGATCACCAGATCATTCGGCAGCAAAGGTGACAGTTTCGGAACCTCGCAGAAGCGTGGCACATCCAGTATGTATAACCGACTGGAGCGCATCAAAGATCTCCACAAGCGTCTGGATATGGTAATCATCGAGAACCTATCCTATGAGAAGGTGATCGATAAGTATGACACCAAGAGTAACTTCTTCTACTGCGATCCTCCTTACATGCTCGGTTACACCTATGAGAACTCCAAGCAGTTCAGTCATGAAGACTTGTGTGCTATGCTCAAGAAGATCAAAGGTCGTTTCATCCTCAGCTATGATGATAACCCGGAAGTGCTCAAACTCTATAAGGGCTATGATATCAAACACGTTACCCGAACGAAGGGCATCAACCGCAAGGAAGGCAAGAGCGAGTTCAATGAAGTGATCATCGCCAACTTCGATCTTGTAGAATCCGAGCAGGAGAACTCCAAGATCAAGACCAAAACAAGCAAAGACATCAGGGGGCTTTCATGAACAGCATCATCTCCTGGGTAGGCGGTAAGCGTATCCTGAGAAAGAAGATACTGCCGCTTATCCCCAAGCACGACATCTACTGCGAAGTCTTTGGCGGTGCAGCCTGGATACTGTTCGGGAAGAGTGCCAACAAGGAAGATTGGCAGACCAGCAAAAAGAGCCGCTACACTGAAGTCTATAATGACATCAATGGCGATCTGGTGAACTTCTGGCGCTATATCAAGCAGCACCCTGAAGCCTTTGTTACCGAATTGAATCAGTACCTGATCTCCAGAGAGATGTTCGATAATTTCATGAAGCATGAGCCTCGAACCGAGTTAGAAAGGGCGATCAAGTTCTACTACAACCTCTCCTGTTCCTACGGCTCACGTTCCAAGAACTTCTGCATCAATCAAGGCTACAAGTACATGCCTCTGCGGAACCTGGATAAGGTAAAGGAAGCATCAGACAGACTACGTCAGGTGATCATCGAAAAGCAGCCCTGGGAGCGGATCGTAGCCAGGTTCGATACGCCAAACACCTTCTTCTACCTGGACCCTCCTTACTACACCAAGGAACATATCTACGACCGGGAAGACGCTGATGCCTTCAATCAGCATGAGGAACTGGCAGCAGCCTTGAAACAGATCAAGGGCAAGTTCCTGCTCTCATACAACAATGAGCCTTACATCAGAAAGCTATACAAGGGCTGCACCATTGAAGAAGTGGAGACGCAATACTCTGTATCTGGTGCCTTCCAGACTGAGACAGAGTTGCTGATTAGGAACTATGCTTGAAGTGATGTTTATCTGTCTTTTCCCTTCTTCTCGGATTTCGATAGTGCAAACCCACCTTTTATTCCGATATAAACTGCCAATACTTCGAGACCTACTCCAATTGAGGCATATACACCGTAGTTTAGATACAGAATGTAACTGCCTAAAAGAAAGCAGATCGTTGAAAGTGCGTTATAGAACATGTTGTTGGTGTTCAATTTCATGATAAACTCCTTAAATGATAATCTGATTAATGATTAAGATAACCGTTTTTGTGTCAATTCCAAAATGCCTGATCTAACCTTCAGACTAGTCCTCGTCACCGACGATGCCAACCTCAAGCTTGCCGAAGTCAAGCAGGAGGCTCAGTCTACCCAGTCTGTGGTGGAGAAGCCTGCTGCGGTTAAGATAACAGCTGAGCAGGCTCTGGCTACTATCCGTGACGTGAAGATAGCAGTCGATGGGGTGATCCAGGTGGTTGGCGGCCTGGTTAGATCTATGAACGTCCTGCTCGATGCCTCGCTGGGTCAAAGACAGGCTATGACCCTTGCTTCTGTTGCCTTTGGCGATGCTGCCGGTGAGATGGGTAACTTCGCATCATCTATGCAGCAGGTGACGAACTTCGAGGATGATCAGCTCTTATCTCTGATGGCAAAGCTGTCTCAGACTTTCAAACTCAACAAGGATGAGATACAGCAGCTGGTGCCGGTGCTGCTGGACTTCACCGAGGCCAATAAAGCCACCGGAATGAGCGTGGAGTCTGCCTTCGATCTCATGGGTCGGGCCCTGAATGGACATACCGAGATGTTGGGCAGGTACGGCATTGAGCTTGATGATACCCGCTTGAAGACCGAGGGCGTATCCTATTTGGTCGAGAAGCTTGGTGAGGACTATGGCGGTACCGCAATTGCTCTGGCTGATCTGCGTTTGCAGAATGCCAATGCCTGGGGCGATATCCAGGAGTCGGTAGGCGATATGCTCACCGCTCTGATCAACCCTCTCCTCCAGGGACTTCGCTTGCTTATGGATGCCTATAATAGCCTGTCTCCGGTGATGAAGGGCTTCGTAGCTGGGATCGTGATTGCTATCCCGATCATCGGAACGGTAACCACTGCGGTCACTGCTCTGACAGCAGCTTACCATGCCCTGCAGGTAGCCATGAACCCGGTAGCGGGGATCATCGGCATAGCCGTAGGAGCTTTGTCTGCTTTGGGCTTCGGACTGGCTGCGGCATCGACTAAGACTGATGCTGTAACTACAGCTCAGAGAAGCATGAAGGACGAGATTAAAGATGCAGAACGTCAGGTATCAGTCGAAGCCGAGAAGTTCAGTCTCTTGGCTTCCCGGTTACTGGAGCTTCGCTCTGCCACGTCACTCACAGCCGCTGATAAGCGGGAAATGAAGAACGTCATCAAGTCCCTCAACGACAACTACACTGAGTATCTCGGCAATATCAATCTGGAGACAGCTGCCTACAATAACCTGGCAACCGCTTTGCGAGCCGCTTCCGAAGCACTGGTGCAGAAGAAGATCTCCGAGATCTACGGCGAGAGATACAATGCCCAGGTTCAGAGGGTGGCCGAACTGCAGATCGAACTGGATGAGAAGCGAGCCGAATACACTGCTGCCAATAATCGGATTAACCAGTTGAAGGCTTCGGTGGACTGGGAGTTCCTCACCAGTGATCGCAATGCTATGGGCTTCAACCCTGCTTCCTACTTTGGTAATGATGGTGAGTGGCTCAAGTTGGAGCGGACAATCAACTCGTTCGGGGCTTTATCGGGACGTTTGCAGGCCGCCAAATACGATCTCCAAGCTCTGGGTGATGCCTATCGCAAAGCCATGCTGGAAGTGCCTGATCTCACCTTTGATCAGGGTAGTGGTGGCCGCGGTGGCAGTGCTTCCGCTCCTGCACCCAGTCCGGCAGCCTCAGAAGCAGAATCCAGACGCAAGGAAGCGGTACGCTTGATGGAAGAGCTTGCCAGGCTTAGACAGACTGAGACCGCTCGCATCGAAGCCGAATACCAGAGAAGACTAACCCTGATCAGGGAGTTCACTCAGGATGGTAGTGAAGCTGAACGTCAAGCTATCGAGAATCTTGATGCCTGGAAGAGCCAACAGGATAATGAGATTACCACCAAGGAGAAGGATGCTGTCCAAGCCAGATACAAGGCTGAGATTGACTACTTCTCCAACTTAGAGAACCTCGGAGTCGATTCCTATGCCGCTCTCAAGGCCAGCATGGAAGAGTATTATGCTTGGGCTCAGCAGAACCTTCCGGAGAAGGAACAGCAGCTTATCCAGGCTCAGATTGCCGAGGTCAATGCCCGCAATGCCAAACTGCACCAGGAACGTCAGGATGAGGAGCGAGCCAAGCTGCAGGAACTGCAGGATATCAGGGACGAGTTCTACTCTCGTGATCTCGATAACATCGGGGACAGTTACAGCAAACAGCTTCTGGAAGTTGATAAGTACTATGAGAAGATGAAAGCCAAGCTCCTGGAAGCCGGCTATACTGAAGTGGAGATCGAACGGCAGAAGCAGGAGACTCTGAATACCCTCAGAACCAATCACCAGCTTCAGGTAGCCAGTGGCATCTCCAAGATCTTCGGTGACCTTGCATCTGCTCAGGATAAAGATACCGAGCGTGGCTTCAAGCTCTGGAAAGCCTCGGCTATGGCTCAGGGTTATGTGGACACCTTCTCAGCCGCTATCGGAGCTTACAAGTCGATGGTGGGCATTCCCGTAGTAGGCCCCGGACTGGCAGTGGCGGCTGCGGCAGCAGCGATGGCTGCCGGTATCGCTAACATCGCCAGGATCAGTGCCACCAAATTCGAGAAGAAAGCTACTGGCGGTATTCTTACAGGACCTTCCCATGTTCAAGGTGGCATCTTGATTGAAGCCGAGGGTGATGAATACGTCACCGCCAAAGACAGGGTCAAAGCACTGGGCAGGAGTCTATTCGACTTCCTCAACTTCGCTCCTCTGGATCAGGTTAGGACTGCTCTTTCAGGGATACCGGTACCGGCTGTGCCACTGCCTGCCAATCTGGGCTCATATTATGCCGCTGGTGGGCATATCTCTTCCGGAGCCGGTATGAATACCCTGATCGATCTGATTGCCGCACTGAAAGACGAGATCGTCTCGCTTAAGCAAACGGTTATGGACTCCAAGCCTATCATCGAAGTGAATGTCGATCCCCTCTCTAATGATCCGGTTAAGGTCTCTGAGATCGCCGATACCGGCAAGATGATCAGGAGTGAAGTCTAATGCCTAATCTCTTTAAGATCGACTTCATACAGGGCAAGACCGATGCCACAGATTATAACCAGGTCAAGCACAGCCTGATTGATACTGCCACCAATAGAGTTATCATCAGCCTATCTGTCTCAGCCGATAAGCTGCAGTCGGTCTCTAACTACTCCAGAGAACCTAAGCGGCTCGTATTCGAGTGCTTTCCCACTACCTGGATACAGGACAACATCCTCAGTGGGAGCAACGAACATGAGCGTTATGTGTCCCATTTCGAGGTGAAAGTCTATCGGGATGCAGCTTTGTTCTTTACAGGCATCATAGACACCTCTCAGTTATCCTTTGATATCTCCTCCGGAGTGCTCAAGATCACCTGCTACGATAAGATCAAACTGCTCTCTCTGTTCTCCGATCTCACTCACTACTATAGCCTTACTGCGGGTTACCTGCCAATCTGGATATTGGGCTACTTCATTCAAGACATCGAGCAGAGAATACCGATCAGTATACCATACTCCAACCAGTTCAACATGCCGACCCTGAACATCAGTTCCGGCAATGCACTGACTATTGCCCACATTGACTTTGACGATCTGATTGAGTTCCCTAATCCCACTGGAGGTTGGACTTACAGCTATGACAACTCTGGTTGGCCGGGTCCTTTCTGGGGCTATTTGATCGATACCATAGCCAACCGCATGAGCTTCGTCTTTGCTTATAAGAAGGTAATCAAGGCTACCTATCCAAGTCCTGCCACTACAAGGTATCAAGGCCGCTATCGTGGCCGTATATACAAGTTCTTCAACAACGTCTGCCCAGTAGTGATCGAGTACGAAGAGAAGACCGATTGGGTGGAAGACCTGGCCTCTCTGGCTAATGCTCATAACGAGTTCATTGGCTTCTACCTCGAGAACGGCATCTCCGAGACCAATCTATATAATGGCCTGGTATCAGTGGGGTCCATTGATGGTCGCAGCTATGGCAGCAGTCAATACGTTAACCACTGGATCGAAGCTCACTTTCATGGCAATCTCTTCCCGGCCAAGCTGTTCCCGGGCAAAGCCTATGAGAACTACACTGATGAGCAGACCGATAACATCAAAGCTCTGCAGGCCATGCTCATGCTTTACAATGCCACCATATATTCCAATCCAGCAGGACAGATCATCCTCAAGAACAAGGATGCCTATGCCAGTGCAGTCATAGACATAGATGCTGATGACGTGGTCGACTTCGTGACCAAGCGGGGCAACCCAGAGAAGCCGCAGATCTCCTCCCTGGATATCCTGGCAGGGGATACAACTCAATTGCAGAGCCTGATCAAAGACTATCTGATCGACTTCCATGACTCCAAGTGGAGTTGTGATACTACCATTGATAGTCTCTCAAAATACAACCTCTCTCTCCAGTCCAAGATACGTATCCAGAATAAAATCTATGCGATTATCGAACTGGAGCGGAACTACTTAGAAGATGAATACAAGGTGAAGGCATGGCTAATATAAAGGGATTCAAACTCATCCGATGGGCTGATGATGGCATCTATTACTTCCTCTGTCCAAATGGGCAGGTTGAGTATGATCCCTCTCAGAAGTATCGCATCGAGAAGAAGAACGCTTACGATCCCACTATCATCCACCGCAGGGAAGCTTATCGGGAAGACTCCTTCGATCTGGAAGCAGTACTCGAACCTTCAGAATACTATAGCCTGATGAGCTTCCTCTTGAGCTTTGGACGGCTTTATCTCGAATATACTGCATATAACAGCATCAGCAGTCAGTTCCCAGTCACCATCTCTCAACTACCTAAGTGTCCGGATGATCTACATGAGTATCCCACCAAGGTTAAGTTCAGTCTGGAATCGAGATACATCGGTTCACCCGGTTACATAGACTTTGGCATCATTATTATCACCGACTTCGAAGAGACAGTGATCTCTCAAACTTAATAATCAGGAGAATACATGTACAAGTTCGCTATTAGCTACTATACAATGGAAGGCACAGAAAGAAAGCCTCAATCGGGGGTCGATATCCGACTTCTCAGGCCCGGTCAATCCTGGGCAGAAGGCAAGAAGCTCATCGAGACCACCCCCAACTCAGGATACTATGAGATCAGTATCGATGATGAAGCCGACTGTGGTTTCTATGAGATATGGGACAACGTAGGCAATACTCAAGGCCAGTTCAGCGGTAAGACCTGTACGATCGGGAAACTCGATGCCCGGGGACTGCAAAACGACTGTATCTATGGCAATCACATCTTGGATGGAGTGGTAACTGGAAGCAAGATAGCCAATGAAGCCATTGGCACAGAACACCTGCAAAATGGCCTATTATCACTATCCAAACTGCAATACGAGATTCAAGATCAGGATAAGGGAGTAGGAGACAACAGTCAAGCAAGCCCGGCAAAGCTGAGTGATGATAAAGTGATTACCCATGTCCTGGATAAAGAGTATCAGGAGCTTCCGCATATCATCCTAACCAACCAGTGCGATGCCTTCCTCTACATAGCCGATGTCAAACTCGATGGCAACAGGGTAACCATCATGATCGGGATTAGCCAGGTCTATACAGCCACTGATCCCTTCTATAAACTGCTTGCCTTCGCCAAATGATGCCCAAGAGAGAAACCCGGTAGAACCGGGTTAATGTTAATCGTTAACGATCCGCTACTTCTTTTCAAGCCGGCAGATCAATTCCGCCATCAAGTTTATCATTTCTTTGTAGTCTCCGCATTCCCAGGCATCATCGGCTCTGGTCTTGATCTCGTCCTCGGTCATCTTCTCTGACTGCAGCCAGGGGCCTCGAAATTGATTCCACCAGCTCTTGTAGTGAAACTCATTAGCGTATGGATCGTCATCGGCTGGGTCGCTATCTAATCCCGATTTATCCATCTCGATTACCCTCATTGTTGTGCCTAATTGCAGAATATCATCTTTCTTGGCGATCTCTTCGATTGGCTGTTCAGTCCCATCGTCATGCATCAGAATAAGTTGGCTGCCTGATTTAACCATCTCCTCCAGCGTTGCCTGCTCCTTGCGATTCTTGTTTTGCTTGGTCATCTTGATCTCCTTCTCGGTTACCCGACTGTTGATTAATGGGTGCTACTACGCACCCCTCGAACAAGTGGTCAAGTCCTTTCCGCTCAATACGATAAGGAATAGCCATTTTCTTTGATTGACAGAAATTGAGGACTCGGAGAGACTGCAGAGAGCTTACAGACCCTACCTAAAAAGCCTCCGAGTCGAGGGGACACTACCAAATGTTCACAACGTTATCTTGGCTTTTTAATAGGATTTATTGTAAGTTGAGATGACTCTAAATAGTCAAGTCAATAGCAGCATATGATGCATCAACTAGATTTATAAGAGTATTGCATTAAGCCTATGGAGGATAAGTGTGATCAAAAGAATTAGCAGAATAAAGAACCTGGCTGTCTTTAATGATTTCCTATGGGCAGGAGGTATACAAGATTTTTCTACAATAAACCTTGTATATGGTTACAACTACTCAGGGAAAACATCACTATCAAGATTGTTCTCGTCATTACGTGATAAAAGCATACATGAAGACTACCCCAACATGGAGTTTGAATTACTACTTCAAGATGGCAAGAAAATCTCTCATAAAGAAATATCCGATTTCCCTTTTCCCGTTCTGGTATTCAACCGAGATTATCTGGATAAGCAATTGCGAATATCAAGAAAAACTGAATGGGATGGTATCGCTTTTGATATAGGACAGAATGCAGAGACAAGAGGATTGATAGAGGAAGTCGAAACAAGTATTATCAGTAACAAGGTTGATGAAGATAAGCACAAAAGTATTATAGCCGAGTTTCAGAAGTTTGACAATGAGGACTTTACAGCATGGGGTATAGATGTCAGGAAAAAAGTATATAATAAAACAGAGAATTACGACAAACGGGATATAAAAAAGACTCTAAACGATATTGGAAATGAACTTGATAAGCATATTATTAGTGGTCAAAAAGCGAGAGAGAAACTACTAGAGTTGGAAGCTGCATCTACTGCTAAAAATGTATTTACTAAAATAGAACCCGTATCGTTCACTCCAAAACTGGATGATTTAGTCGTTAATCTAAAAAGTATCCTAACGCAAGAACCAGCTAAAGACATTATGATTGAAGAATTAGATTCTAATACAGATCTTTACAAATGGGTTTTAGAGGGTCTACAAATTGAAGTTAACAATGAAGTATGTTCGTTCTGTGGGAATGTGGTCTCTCCTGATCGTCTTAAACAACTTCATCAGTACTTCAACAATGCATCTGCGAAGCTGAGAACCTTGATAAGCGAACTAAAGCACAATATTGAAACAGAGATCAATGATACTTCTTTTATAAAGCATCCAGGCAGTAAAAATGATTTTGTAGACTCACTTCAGAATTCTGCTGCTGAGTACCTTTCAAAGTACGATGAAATCATCAAAAATTATAAGGTAACTCTAAGATCAATATTGCCGTATCTTGAATCAAAGCTAATGAGCATACATGTATCTATAGGAATTCCTGATGTAGTGAGTTTTACTGAGACATTATCCGGGTGGATTAAAGATATCAACGACTTAATATTGAAGCACAACAATTTCGTGGATACATTTGAAGCACAGCAAAGACAAGCTAGAACAAATTACGAGCACCACTTAGTGGCAATACTCATAAGAGACAGTGATTACTACAACAAGAAACATAAGAATGATAAGGCAGTAAAGGATCTTGAGATATTACTTAATCAAAGGAGAGCACTGGAAGAAAAGCTCAAATCATTACGGGCTTCCTTGAGAAATATAACGTTAGGTAAGAAAAAACTTGAAGACCATATTCAAGGCTTCTTGGGAAGAGATGATATTAGCATAGTGGTTACTGACGATGACAAATTCACACTCATGAGAGGTGATATTCCAGCAAAGAATCTCAGTGATGGTGAAAAAACGATAATCTGTTTAGCGTATTTCTTTACATTCATTGAAGCACAGCCTGATGGAATTCTAAGAGATACGATTGTATTTATTGACGATCCGATTTCAAGCCTTGACTCTAACCATGTTGTGCAGGTTTATTCTAAGTTAACAAGAATAATGTTTTACAAAACCAAGAATGACAATGGGCAAGAAACAAATACCATTAGATTTAAACAAGTGTTTTTATCGACGCACAGTTTCGACTTTTTCGATTTTCTAAAGAGAGCTAACAAAATCAAGAATGCCGGTCGTTCAATGTACATGCTCAATAGAACATCTGAAAAGAAAGCACATTTGTCAGACTTGCCTAAACCTTTAAAAGAGTATAATTCTGAATATGTCTATCTATTCTCTTTGATCAAACAGTATAAGGACTCATGCGATAGCGGTGAGATAATCCTTGATATAAACATGGCGAATGCACTTAGAAGATTCTTGGAGATATACACAGCTATGAAGTTGCCCCATGTCTTGGGATTGAATGACAGAGTTCAACAATTCGCAGAGGATTTTCACGATTTACAGTTTCTCCAAAGGCTGTCTCATTTCAGTTCATATGATAAACTAACACGACATGATGAGCTGATTGCATGTTTACCACAAGTCTGCAATGCTGTCTGGGATTTGTTAAAGCAAGACGAAAAGCACTTCCAATCGCTTGTAAAAGCTGTAAGTAAGAATTGATGGCTATTAAGGATTATATCTACAATCTGCTCAATGTATCTAATAGGCTGGGATCAAGATTGTATTGAAATTGATGAATAACTAATTGAATCAGTTAGCATTACTATGACTATTAATCGGTCTGCTGTACATTAATAAATCATAAGTATCTGAACTAACATGCTATTGTTTTTGAGTATCACCCAAGGTTTCTGAACACATTGAAGCTACCCATGGCCTGAGCAGTGAAACGCTTGGCGATTCTGTGATATCAATTTGAAGAAATGGTGATGGTGAGTTGAAGAAAGTATGATAAAAGCTTGAAGTTTTCAGTGATCAAATTTGAAGAAACGGTGATGGTATTTGAAGAAATGGTGATAAAAACTACCAACCCTGAATACCCCTGTAATAAACGGATTTCCCCGATTTGAAGTTTTGGTGATTGGATTTGAAGTTTTCAGTGAGGGTTTATACTTCGTATTTATACTTTCAATAGCAACTCGGAAAGACTTGCAATAGTCCTTGACAGGAATTCAGTGCTTGAAACAAATGCGACTGATTCTCATTAAAGGAATATGCCATGGACAACCAAGTCACTG